CTCGCGCTTCCATAAGCGGAGATAGTTCACCTGCCGTAAAGTTTGTAAGAGCAACCGCTGCTTGTGGCATTATGTCACCGGATTAGTGTAAGACAATCTTGAACCAAGCCAGAGATCTGCTGTAATGTTATCTGGCGTACCTTCTTGGGCGTCAATGCTTCTTGCCTCTGCAACTTTAGATGCGTAAAGATTAAACAAATCTACTGACAATACTCTATTGTCTGTAATAGCAATTGCCAACTCTGCGGCCATTCGTGCGGCTAAAGTTTCAATAAATAACCAGTCAAATTGGTTAGGGTCAATTACTTGAGATACATAACGGATTTTTACATTAGGTGAATGGGCTAGCAAAAACCTGCCTTCAATTTTATATTCTTCGTCGCCTAAGAGATCCGTTGAAATAATGCGGAGAAAATCTGACGGCAATGAAAATTGTGCCGTGTATTCATACGCTGGCGTTTCTGTTGAAAGGGCCAGAGCTATTCGTTTAATTGCAAAGTTCCACGGGTGCGCCCGCAATACAGAATCACGAAAAGGCTCGTACACAAGATTGCAGAGCCTAGCGGATTTAGAATTATCTGTTAAAGATGTAATTTGTTCATCGCCAATCTTAGCCAAAGCAAGATTGCAAATTTGTACTTCTGACGCCATTTACACCTCCAGAAAGAATGGGGGAAGCAAAAGCTCCCCCCAGTAACTTTAGTTTACAACATACTGGATAACATAACTTATGTCACCACCCGTGCCGCCAGCAGCAGCCATTGTTGCAGCAATGTAATAAAACCCGCCGGGGTCAGAAGAATCGCCAGCAAGTTCGTACATTTTTTGACCGCAAGTGTTAATGTTTGCAGCCTCAAAACGAACGTCAGCCATTGCACCTGCATCAGCTACCGCCGAAGCAAAAACGTCTTCGTCTTTTACTACGCCAGCCGTTGTGTAGATGCCTACGTTAAACGTGCAAGAACCTCCAAGAGTGTCAGAACCTACAGAAAGAGAAGGGACTGTAGCATTGGAAGGGATTGGAGCAAACATAACAACATCATCGTTGTCACTATCTCCAGCCGCTAACGCGATTGTACCTTGAGCTACACGCAAAACGCCATCTAGCTCAGAGGCAGAGTTCGCAACTTGAGGGGTTGCCTCAAAATTGCTAACCAAAGTAGAGTTTTTAGTACCCATGTCTTATAGCCTCCTTAGCTAGGGTCACAAGTAATGTAGCCGACTTTCTTCTCTTCCATGCGGGTTGCCCCGATACACATAGAATAGAAAACCTGAGTAGCATGGTTTTTGTCAGCACGTTCTGAAATGCGAGCCACTGGGTTTGAACCAACTGCAAGCTTGATACCGTCTTGACCAAAGAAAAGAACTTTCTGGTCAGCGTTGCTATCAACACCAATAAGCTCAGTGCGGATAAACTTAAAGCCCATGAAAGTATCGACTTCGCCTTGAACTAGCGCCTTGACTACGTTGAAATCGGAGCTTGTAACTTCCGTTTCAGCTAACAGGTTTTTAAGCTGCTTTGCGTTCAAAACAATAAAACGACTTTCTTCTGGGTCTACTTCGTTTGCATCTAAAATTTCTTTAGCTGCGCGAAGCTTGCCAACGTTAAGTCCTGTATCAGCCGCTGGGCTAATTCCTTCTTGGACACCAACAATATTGTTAGAATCAAAAGCTGTAGATGTAGAACCGTCAACGCCCGTAAACGCTGTTCCATCAGCCGCGTCAATAATAAGCTGATCCATAGCGCGTCCCATTGCAAAACCAGCAGCTTGAGCATAAGGAGAAGGGATCAATCAACATACGAACACGATCTTCATTGTCGATCAAATCTGCCCAGTCATAGTCAACAAGGGAGACGCGGCGACGAGCGTGAGGTGTGTCAATCTGCGGAGTATCGGCGTGACGCGAAGGACGAACACGAGCGGCGGTTGCGCCAATCTGTTCAAAAAAAGCGTTTTTGCCAGTAACAGTTTCAGAGCTAACAGCGGGACGCAAACGCGAACCTTTCTGCTGCGAAAGATGCATAACGTTAGCAGAATACTGCTCAACGAATGCCGTAGTGATTTGAATGGACATTTGTCCCTCCATCAAAAGTTAAGACGAATTAAAAACAAAACCCGCTGGGTAGTAGGGTATCGGAATTAATCCGGCCTAACCTGATGCGAGACTAAAACGCTTGGGCGACAATAGCCGGTATCCTAGCCTTTTGAACTTTTACTTGGAGCTTTTACCGTTCTCCGCTCTAGCGGTTTAATGGTTCTTGCATCCATGCAGAAGTCAGAGAGTATTCTAACCTTTTCTGCAAGATTGTCAACATCCCTCCAATCAGTTGTGCTAGCGTGTCGTCCTAGTATATCAAGGACTCTTAGCCTTACCTCAGTAACGTCCAATGTTGTGCTCACTGATTACATCCCTTCCATGCAACTCTTCCATTAAGCCTTGCATTTTTTGCACCATAGCAGGGCGTTCAAGATTTTCAGCGTCATAGAAACCCGGATTACTTTGGATTTTGGCAATCTCAGCTTTTAAATCTGATGGAGTGCGGCTACCTTCACTGCTTCCTTCAAGCACAGTGTCTCCCATGATCCGGTTGCCAATATTTGAAAAAGCCTTGATTAAGTTAGTGTCATTACCAACCCCAGCTTCTTCAAGTGAGTCAACAAGTTCTTGCCCCCCAAACTCTCTAACAGCCCGCATTGCTTGGCCTAGCTTTTCATCATAAGCATTGCCCCATTCTTTCCGCAATTCGTTTTGAGCTTGAGTCATTTCATTCTCAGCATTAGTTACCATGCTTTCAAATTGCCCGCCCATTTGGCCGAAATACCATTTTTGCAATTCATTAGCTTGCTGCCCAGTAAGGCCAGCCGTATGCGCCATTTCTTTAAACTCTTTCATCATAGCGTCATCAACTGGCATTTCTGCTGGCATTTCTGTTGCCTCAAACTCGTAGCCGTCTGGCGACTCTGGCCGTCCTATTTTGTTGTAGAAATCACCCCACTCTTCGTCGCTTTTGGGAATATCTAATTTGTCGCGTCCCAGCATTGAAGATGCGTTAATGTAAGCTTTTGCCAAAGACTCGACAGAAGAATACTTTTCAAGGTTTGGATTCTTTTGAAGATCCTCAGATAAACTAGAACGCCAATCATCTTGTTCTGTTGTAGTAGAATCTGGAGTAAGTGTTGCTTCGGCAGGAGCCGCTTCTTGTTCAATTTCCTCAGACATCAGTGTCTATCTCCGTTGGTAAATGTAAAAAATCAGTTGGTGAGTAATGAAGGACGGACATAATCCGCAGCGCAGAGTTGCGCATTCCTTCATTAAATGCGGTAGCTTCGGGCGTTTCAGCTATAGTTGTATCCAAAACAAAACAGTGAGAAACAATGTCGTTTAAGACGCGCTTCCCCTCTGGTGTTCCAAATGCAGTGTTATAGTCTGCTGCCCGTTGCGTTAGCCTTGAGCGATTAGTCATGCACCCTATTGAAGTTTCTGGAGGACATCCGCACCCTGACCTGCGGCTTGTAACCCTTGCTGCAATTGCATCATCTCTTGCTGTTGCTGCTTAATCTGCGCCATCTCTTCCGGCGATTTAAACAGACTGTTTGGAACTCCAAACAAATCTCCTAAATAGCGGATCGTGTCCTCTCCATTAATAATCTGGGCAGAATCGGGCTGCATCTGAATAATGGGACTTCCAATCTCAAACACACGAAGAAGTCCGTTAGCTTCAGACTGCCGCTGCGCTCTAGCAAGCGGCGATACATACTCAACGTCGTATTCAGCGCCGTCAAGAATATCTGGGGCGGGCGGAAACTTCCCTCCCCTGTTAAGAATATTAAACACTCGCTCAACCATTGGGCCAAGCATCTCAGATTGCAAACGTCCAAGTACTGGCCCCATCATGCGGAGCTTTTCTTCTTGGCGTTGTAGTACTTCAGTAGCCGTCATTTGCGG